AAGCCAACCAGAGGTATCTAGTGTCATCTGTATCATGGGGCGTTCTAAACACAGGCGCCCCATATTTTTAATAGAGGACATATCATGAGCATTGTATCGGCTACTTCTGGTAATGCTGTTTTAGGTTCAAACCTTCCTGGTCATTTCTCTGGTGGTTCTGTGGGATGGCAATGCCCTAATTGTGGGCGTGGATGCGCTCCCTCTACGATGTATTGTTGCCAACCATCAACTTCTACAGTCACTAAAATAGGTGCGGCTCAACTTTCTCCTGCTATCGATCAATGTCTGCATAAATGGGAGTTAACCCATGTGATTACCTCTCTGCATGGTATAAACCTATTTAAATGCAGTAAGTGCAACAGGACGCGTCACGAAGAATTATAAAGGCGAACTAGGATCAGCGGCACTTTCTGCGAAGATGACAACAAAACTGTTTCCGTGGATCACGTAAACAGTTTTGCCATTTAAGTATACATGTTCTACGTGGAACATTCTTGTTGTCATCTTATATATCTATTGCTAGTATGCGCTTAATGACCCCACGTCCCTTGAAAGAAGGACGTGGGGTTTTTCTTTTTTGGGGCGTGTGGAAATTCACATGACGCACATGTTAAAGCGGTTCTACTGGGGCAACAGGAAAAATGTCCGCCACTAGTCACGTCTGGCTAGGCACTACCGGGACGGGGTTAAGTCCATAAGGCAAAACATGATTGAGAATCAAACAGAACAGGCTTTACCAGTTCAGGGAGTTGTACAGCCTCAAATTGCGCCACAACAGATGCAGCAAGCAGCCCCACAGCCGGTTGAGGAAAAGTTGTTGAAACAATCTGAGGTAAACGAACTTGTGCAGGGTGCTAAACAGAGAGGATTTCAAAAAGGATATCAGCAGGCATTGAATGAAGGACAGCCACAGCAACAAATGGCTCAATCTCAACCAATGCAGCAACAGCCTCAAATGGCGCACCAGTCGATGTCTCCTCAAGAGATTTCGGATATGGCGGCACAAAAGGTTGCGGCTGAATTTGCTAAGCACCATAGAGATATGCAAGTAGCAGCGGCAGAAGCTGAATCAACACGTCAGCTTAATCAGCTTGCTGCGAAAATTGCAGCGTCAAAGCACGAATTTCCTGATTTTGATAAAGTTATTGGTGCGATAAATTTTGCTGCAAACGACAAGTTAGCCATGGTGGTTCATCAAGCGAACACCGTAGATAACTCAGCGGCAGTGTTATACGAATTAGCAAAGAACCCAGGGAAACTTGGGAATATTGTTGGTTGGAATAGCATTGATCCGAATGTTGCAACAGCAGAAGTTAAGAAATTATCTGATTCGATAAAAGCGAATCAAGAAGGTCTTAACCGTCCAGTTCCGAATGATCCGTTAAGTCAAGTTAAGCCATCAAATATTGGCGCGGACACCGGAAAGATGACTGTTAAAGACTTCAAAAACCAATCTTGGCTTAGAGGTTAGTACATCAAAAGGTCGTCCGTAATTAACTAAATGTTATTTCGGAGTGACTTTTTATGGCAACACCTACAAATATATTGCAACAAGTCCAAACCTATCAATTATCAAGCTTGGCACTGTTGCAGAACTTGAATTGCTTTATTTCTACGGCAAACACTCAATTTAAAGATTTTGAAAAGTTTGAAGCTAACTTAGGCGACACGGTTACCTTTGATTTACCACCTCGCTATGCTTCTAACACGAGCTTGGTTGCTACATTCCAAGCTTCTACACAGCGTGTACAATCATTGACTGTTGACCAACCGTATAACGTTTCATACGCATTCAGCGATCAAGAATTCATCTTCAACGTTGAAGCTTACATGCAACGTTTTGGTAAATCCGCTGTTGCTCAGCTTGCTGCAACTGTTGAAAGCAATGTTGCTCTTAACGCTTTAACCCACACCTATAGATTCTTCGGTGATGGCATAACTCCTATTAACTCATATGGTCAATTGGCAAAAGCCTTAGCTTTCCATAGAAACTATGGTTCACCAAAAGAAGACATGAAAGTTTACTTATCCGATATCGCTGTTCCTGACATTGTCAACAGTGGTTTAAATCAATTCGCAATGAATCGAAATGAAGAAATTGCAAATTCATGGATGGTTGGTGATTTTGACAACGCTGCTTTCTATCGCTCGAACTTATTGCCAATTCAAAATGCTGGTACGGTTGGTAATTCAGCTCAAATCTTAACCGTTATTAGTATTGACGGTACGGGAACCATTCTTACCATGAGTGGCGCAACGCCAAGCGATGCAAACGCAATTAAAGCCAACGACAAGTTACAGTTCCAAGACGGTGTAGCTGGTCAAACAAACGTTCGTTACTTAACGTTTATTGGTCAACAACCTTCTTCAAATCCTGTGCAGGTTCGTGCTGTTGCTAATGCTGCTGCTGATGGTTCAGGTCATGTTGTTGTGACAATTTTCCCTGCATTAGATTCTACAGCTGGTGATGCTACACAAAACGTTAGCACGCCAATTGTTGCTGGTATGCAGTTGAAAGCATTGCCTTCCCACAGAGCTGGTTTGATTTGTGGTGGCGATTCTCTCTACTTAGCAATGCCACGCTTACCAAATGAAACTCCATTCCCAACTGCGGCAGAAGCAGATCCGGAAACTGGTGTTTCTATGCGTATGTACTACGGAAGTATCTTCGGACAGAACTTTAGAGGCTTCGTGAACGATTGTATTTGGGGTTCTACGGCAGTTGATGAGTACTGTATGGAATTGGTATTCCCGCTGTAATTGGGTGAGCAACTATTATGAATGCACAGCAGTTAGTTAACTATGCGTTCTACCTTTCGGGAATAGTAGCTCGAGATCTAGAACAGGTCACCGCACCTCAGTGTACGGATGGCCTGTTCTGGCTCAATCAAATTTTGGCTGAAATGTCGATTACGGGAAGATTCATTCCTTATTATGATCACCCTACATTTGATATGGTTATCGGCCAGGAAATGTATTTTGTGCCTGGCTTAGTAGAGTTGGACGCAATTGCTTTCACGATTCAATCGGTACGATTTCCTTTAAAGAAAATAAATCGTAAGTTTTACTTCGGTGCGCCACGCGTAAATAACATTACTTCTTTGCCTGCTTCGTATTACACAGAACGTGTTGTTGGCGGGACGAATATTTATATATACTTTTTGCCTGTAGATAATTACACGGCATATTTAACGGGAAGATTTTCTTTCCCATCCAATTTAACGTCTGGTCAGGATTTAACTACATTATTTGATCAGTTCTATATTTCTTATTTGATGTATTTGTTAGCGGTTAGGTTATGTTCATGGTATACGATCCCGTGTCCTCCCATTGTCTTATCTCAATTAGAAAGACTCGAAGAACAGCTCCCAGATCTGAATTATCAAGATTTAACTATCTCCAAACTCTCTACGCTTCAAAAGAACAATACGTTGGGTTGGGCTGCTGTTAACTTCCCTGGGTGGACGACAACATCATGACATCACCATTCGGGACACAAGCACAAACTTCAATTATCAAATCCATACCGTTGGATATTGTGGGTGGAAATACATTTGGCCAATATCAAAAGATATCTTCTGCTGAAACTTTTAATATGATGATGAGTGATAATGCGCTAGTCCCATTCTTTGGATATAAGACAGCATCAATTATTTCACCTAATGGCGAAGCAAGAGAGATTTACAATAGTGTTCGTTTTAATCATTTAATCGTTGTTGTTGATAACGGCGTGTATACGGTCGATACGGGTCTTGGTGTTTCGCTTGTTGGTCGATTAAATACTTCATCAGGTCAAGTTTATATTGCAGAAAACTTAGCAGAAGAAATCGCGATTGTTGATGGATTATTTGTTTACCTATTTAACTATAACTTAAATACATTCTCGGTTATCACGGTTGATTTCTCGCCTGTTTATATTGCATATCAAGATACATATTTTATTGCTGCCGCTGGCGGCACTAATCAGTGGAGATTATCAGGCAACAATGACGGTACAAGTTGGCCACCTGATGCACAGCATGTTGGCGACTTGCAAACAAAACCCGTCAATTGTACGGCGACAGTTCCATTAAATCGTCAGTTATTTATATTTGGACAAACAGTTTCAGAGCCATGGTATGACGTAGGTGCCACATTATTTCCTTATCAAAGAAGTAATGCGTTTGCTATTGGTATGGGTGTATTGAGTCCAGCAACCATAGCAACCAACAAAGATATTATGGTTTGGCTTGGATCCAATGAGAAATCAGGTACAGGTATATTTGTATCAACTGGTGGTGAGCCCCAACAAATATCTACTGATGGAATAAATTTCAAATTAAATCAATTGACTGCTCCTCAAAACTCATTCGGATTTTTATTTAAATTAAATGGACATATTTTTTATCAAATTACTTTCACGACTGACAATTTGACGTATGTGTATGACTTTGAAACAAAGAAATTCTTTACGCTAACTGATCAGAACTTAAACCATCACATAGCAAAGAGAATGGCATTTTTCAATGGCAATTATTATTTCGTTAGTTTTATTGATGGAAATCTTTATCAGATGGGATCCGAATATTACACCTATGACGGAAATGAAATCCCGCGCATTAGATTTCCTTCTCACATACGTTTGCCCAACGCTGCAAGGTTTAGGGTTACCCAATTAAATTTAACTATGCAACAAGGTGTTGGTACTGATCCTGCAAGAGTTGATTTGTCTATCTCAAAAGATGGCGGAATTTCCTACGGTAATGTTGTTAGCCGATATTTGAATCTCCAAGGAAACGTTCCTAATAAGTTCAGATTTTTTAATGTTGGCGTATCGAATGATTTAGTTCCTCAATTCAGATTTTGGGGTTTGAACAATTTTGTTGTGACAAATGGAATAGCGGAGTTATACGCATGAATATTCCCGATCTTCCATATTTCGATCCAGTTGTTGATAGCGAAGGAAAGCTTACATCGAAGTGGCTAAATGCGTTGCAACAATTATTAACAGAATTACAAACGAATGCGAGCAATGAAGGAATTCAGATGCCGCCACAGCCAACAACAAATATTGTGAAATTAAATACGCAATCAGCAGTTGGAAGAATTATTTACGATTCCACCCAAAATTTATTGTTTGGAAATATTAACGGAACATTTAAACAGATTACGACGTCGTAAGGGGATAGAAAATGCAAGAAGCGGCTGACGCAGCAGACATAGGCAGCATGATTGGCGGATTGGTCGGTGGAAGTGGGGTCAACCCCGCTCAGCCAGCAGGCCAATATTTTAATCAAATTCCTGGAATGCTAAATAAAACATATCAGCCATGGATGCAAGGTGGCCAACAAGCTTTCCAAAACGCTGGAAATCAATTCTATCAAGCCGCATCAAATCCTGCCGGTGTCATGAATCAAATGGGTTCTACGTATCACCAATCACCGGGTTATCAATGGCAAATGGGTCAAGCACTGGAAGGTATGAATAAAGCGGCTGCTGCTGGTGGGATGGCCGGTAGTCCAATGGAGCAACAGCAGATGGGTACCGTTGCGACCGGATTAGCCAACCAGGATTACTACAATTACTTGCATAACGTGATGGGCATTTATGGTCAAGGGTTACAAGGAGAAATGGGTCAATCCGAAATAGGCGCTGATATGGCCAACAACTATGGCACGAATTATGGGCAAGCGCTTGAAGGTCAGGCAAATCTTGCATACGCCGGACAACAAAATCAAAACCAAGCAAACGCAGGGAAAAGTGCCGGTTTTGGCGCTCTTGCTGGATTGGCCGCTGTTGCATTGATGTAGGGGAATATAAATGGCAATAGGCATAGATCAATTTACACCGGAGTCATTCGCTCAGGCGAATCCTCAATTTAGTGCTATTCAAGCAACGCAGTCGGCTATCCAAAATGCTGTGCAGACTGCTTATACGCAGCCATTACTTCAACAAAAATTACAGGCCGCACAATTACAAAATATCATTACTGGCGCCCAAGCCGGACAGGCTCCTGCTCAACAATTGGCTGCTACTCAATTGGCTCAGGCAAGAATTCCAAACATGGCGGCTCAAACTCAAGCGCAACTTGGTGCTGCTGCGGCTAGTCGCGGTGCTGCTGCGTCCAGTTATGCTACGGCTGGACTGACGAGCCAACAAAGAGCAGTTTTAGCGGGACAAACCCCGTACATGATTAATAAGGCGAAATTTCAACAATATACAGATCCGTTCTTGCAAAGAAATATTGAGCTTCAATCGCAATTACAAAATCCACAAACAAGACAAGCTTTGATTGCATCCGGTATTGTTACGCCACAACAAGCTGCTGCATATACTGGAACCTCTCCACAGGGCTCAATAAATCCTTCAAACGCTCCAATGATTACAGGGACAATGCAAGGCGCGCCTAATTTACAACCCGTAGTTGGTCAAAATACAGGTCAAATACAGCCAGCATTACAGCCAACATCAGGAGTGGCGCCAGGAATCACGGGTGCTCCAAATATGTATACCGGTAATTCTCTCCAAAATTATATGGCTACAGGTAATCCATGGGGTCCTCAAGCCATGGCGCAAATGCAGGCCACCGGAAAGGCAACGGGTTCCACGAATGTAAGCTTGTACAATACTTTGCAACAGAAGGCATCGGAAAGGGCTATTCAAGCATCTCAAATGCTCAACAACTTAAACCAATTCAGTACAAATTATGATAAATCATCTCTTACGGGTCCAATTGAGGGAAATCTGCCAGCGAGTGGATTCGGTTCAGGAATATCGTCAGCCTTGAAGGGTGGATCAAGTTTAACGCCAGAACAACTTACTGATAATGCCTCTAAACAATTAGCGGTTAGTGTCGTCAAGGGATTATTCCCTAAAGCAACAAATCAAGAGCTTGCATCTGTAACAGCTATGAAACCAAGCAGAACTATGGCTCATGGAGCCAAACAAGTTGCTGTGGGCTCCTTGAATGCATTAGGCCAAAGAGACCAGCAAGAGACTCAGTTTTATGCGCAAGCTAAAAATGAGGGAATTCCACCACAGACAGCGCAAACTTTGTGGGCTAAATATTTCAGCGAAACACCTTGGTACAATTATCAAACAAATACGCCAACTCCAGGAACAAGTGCTGATTGGCAAAAGTATTTAACGCCGCAAGCAGTAGCATCACTTGGCAATGGGCAGCCGATAAACCCAGCATCTTCTACGGCTGCCGTTCAAAATACGGATCAATTCAACCCAGCGCAATCTCAGGCTCGCGTAAGAGTAATTTCTCCGCAGGGCAGAACTGGAACAGTCTCAGCTCAAAATCTTCAAGCAGCAATGAACCAAGGCTATAGGGAGATTGGGTAACCATGATTGACTTTGTTCCTGATCAGCCAACTCCTGTAACAAGCGCAGCGCCAATGCAGCCATCGGGAATTGATTTCGTTCCGGATTCTCAGCCAAGTACTCAAGGCGCACAGTCGGTTCAGCCTGCACAATCAGGTGGCTTATGGAGCGATTTAAGTGCTATGGGACAACGTGGGCGCAACAATGGTATTGGCGCCGCGGTTCTTGGCTTAACGCATCAGGGCGGTAATGTAATAGGCGATGTGGGGACTGGATTAGTCAAAGCTGGATTTCCTAATGCTGGCGCTTCACTTCAAAACGCAGGTCAGCAAGCCGTTAATGTTACGCCGCAGCAATTAGGCATTCAAAACCCTGGTGTTGGAACAAATCTTATTGCGGGTGCGGTTCAAGATTCACCAATGATTGCGGCTGCTCCTGAGATTGGTTCCTCTTCATGGTTATCAAAAATTCCTGCTGTTGGTCGTCTTCTAACGCCTGGAGTACAACAAGCTTTTACCGCCGGTGCTTTGACAGGTGCAACACAATCAGCACCAGGAACCGCTTTAAGTAGCGCATTGCATCAAGGCGCAGATTGGGCTGGATTAGCGGCTGTTCCGGGAATTATAGGGGGTATTGGTGGTTTATATTCTAAAGTTTCTGGAGTACTGAATGGGCAACCGGTGAAGGATATGGCAAATGATATTTACCAAGGATTGTCTGGTGGCCAAGATGCGACTCAATTAAACGCAAATACGATGGGTTACATTCGTCAAAACTATAACTCCGCTAAAAATATTGTTAAACAGGGATATAACAGTCTATTCCAAAATGCAGAAGCCAGAGGATATGGATCTCCTCCTGTCGATGACGATGCTGTAACAGATGCGGTTAATAATCCGAATTCTCAGACTACAAATGTTAAATCTTTAATGCAGCCTCTTGCGGGATCCAAGCCAATTCAGATTTCGGGGGGAACTCAAAATCAACTAATGGGCATTCTGAACCCTGAATTGTCGTCACAAACATTGAAGGGTGTTTCTCAACCACTAAAAGATGTAATTAGTCAATTTAACGAAGCGCCAACTTTTTCTAATGCCCATACGCTCCAATCTATGCTTGGCAATGAATCATCCGCATTTAAAACAGGGTTAACTGATATCGTTGATAAGCAAACCGCTAATTCATTAACCAGCGCAAGAAATTCTGTTCAGAATGATATTCAAAATACCTTCACGCAAAATGGCGATCAGGATTTAGGAAGCACCTACAATCAATTAAGTCAAAATTGGAAAAACCAAGTATTACCTTATCAACAGATCCCATCTATTTGGAAAAACATAAATGGCAGGGCGGATGACCCCGATAATGTTGTTAATATTATTGACGGCACCGGATCTCGGCGCCAATTAATACGTAACAATTTGGCTCAAACTCCTGGCGCATCTGAGAATATTATTGCGCAAAAGCTTGCGCCTGCATCATCAAATGATGTGATTAGCGGAAATTCGACCGATCCAAACAAATTTTTGAATATTTATTCAAATAAAATTCCAAGCACATTTGATCAGTTCAAAACACCTGCAATTCAACAGTCAGTAAATTCCTTAGGGCAAAAATCCGCTAGCTATGAAAAATATACCCCTTTATTGAAGAAAGCCCTTCATGGAATTGGAACCGGAGCTGCTTTAAGCACTGGAGCGGTTCCTATATATGAATTGCACAAAGCACTATTTTAGAGAGAGAAAATTATGTCAGCAGAACAGTATATAAGTGCCATATCGTTAGAGCAGGTCTTTGTAGACAAAGATGCAAATACCTTATTATTTAACGGTTATGTTTTGTTCGCGCGTGATACTGCTAGAACAGAACCAAAGATTGTCTATACTTTATCTGGTTCTCCTCCAAGCTATACATATGTTCCTTATGGGGCAATCGATCCTGTTAGTGGCTTATGGCAAGTTCAGTTAACAAGTGCTGGCGCGTTTGGTTTAGCCCTCTATTATTTTCCTTATGATTCTATGGGAAATATTGATTTGTATTTCGTTCAAGTATTTTCTGTTGGTGGAACGCTGCAATTCACAAGGGCTGAATGGCCGCCGAATGTTGAAGGAAGTAACTTAAATAGCGAAGTTTCAAATAATTTTGTTCCTAACGGACAATTTTTGCTGCATACAGATTTACCTGCATCTGGTAATTTCCTAGCTGGTCAAATTCGTGCGCCAATTACAAATATTGCATACGGCGGTTGGACGTTTGAAAGACCGTCAATGACAAATGCAACTGATTTTGTCACATTCCCAAGATTTGGATCTACCGTAGAAGATCCTGAAAATTCACCACGCTACGCAGTTGAAATTGCAAATACTGTTACGTCCCCTGGAGATTTGTATAAAGATTTGAGATTGAAATTTGATGACGTGAATAAATTCATGTCTACAACTCAAGACTATACTTATGCGTTTAGTGCGCAAAGCAATGCTGGCGGAAACTTAACAGTACAATTAATTCTTATTAAAAACTTTGGCTTTGGCGGTTCCGCTACAACTGAAACTGTTTTGGGTACGTTTGTTATTGGTTCGTCGTATTCAATCTACAGCTCAACTTTTATATTTGGTGATAATACAGGTCAAGTTATTGGTGTAAATGATGATGACTTTTTGCAGCTAGCAATTAGATTCCCCACAAATCAAATATTCGATATTTCTTTTGATGATTTTATTTTAGCGGAAGGCGCATATACACAACCTGCATTTCCTCCAACAACAAATAGCGAATTTGTTTACCGATCATTGGCAGGATTTGAGGATATCCCAGCTTATGATGCAAGTGATTTGTATTTACCGCTCATTTTGAGCCCTACAGGTATTACATATGACCGTAGCCAGATAGGTTTTATATTTACATCGGTTGTGGCAACAACTCCAGGATATTTACCCTGTGATGGTACGCAATATTCTACAGCAGGATCAGATGCAAACGGCGTTCCATATTCCCGTTTATATAATGCACTTTTAGTTCCAGGCGGAAATGGAATTACTTTATATAATACTGGCGTAAATTTTGTTAAGTCATTTAATGACCCGACTTATGCAGGTCAAATTGATTTATCTACCAATAAAGGGCTTGCTGTTGCAAATACTGCCGATGGTACGGCTCCTACCGGCTTTACTTTTGCGCAGGTGAATACGGGGTTGGTGACGGGCATTACATGTTATGGACAAAATAATAGTAGCACCATATTGGGTGTAGTAACTTTAGCTGGTGTTGCTATTGCTCAAGCTTCTGCTGGTACGTCGGGATTTACTGTGACTCCATTACAGAATTTTGGCCCGACCTCAACGTTGATTCAATATATAGCAAGCATTCAAACAATTGCGGCGACTGGATTAGCAGGACTTTATTTTCAATTTTCCACTACCACTACAACATTTTCTTTCTGGTTCAAAGTTAATGGAGCAGGTTCAGCTCCAGTTATCCCAGGCACTACTTTAGTGGAAATAGATTTGCTTAGCACGTGGCTTGCGCCAGAAGTTGCCCGAGCTGTTTTAGGCGCAATAAATGGATGGCAGCAATCAACTATTACAACGATTGCAGGAAGTGCTGTCCCTGCTTCTTCTTACTTTAACTTTACGGCAAATACCACGCTTTATTATGTTTGGTATACGGTAAATGGAGTTGGTGTTGACCCATTCTTAAACCCAACAGATGGTATTGAAGTTCCTATTTTATCAACTGATACGGCCACAGCCGTTGCAAACAAAACAATAGGAGCTATCAACAGTAAGTTCTTTGCTGTTCCTGACTTTAGAGGACTGTTCTTGCGGGGATGGAATAATGCTTCAACAGTTGACCCGGGTCCACGCCTTTCTACTGTTCCATGGTTAGCAAGTAATTTAATAGGAACTTTTGAATTTTCAAACAATCTTGCTCATTACCATTCTTCGCCTGACGGATTCGCATTTATTACAGATCAGGGATCTCAGGGGACAATTTCTGGTGCTGATTCAAGTAACTCAGGATCTCCATACACTCAATTTGCGGGTATTTCAGAATCTCGACCAATCAACTCAGCAGTTAATTACGTTATCAAATATTAGGAGACACTTATGACAACACGTTTAGTTTTGGGCAAAGACACAAATGGTAACGTAACTTATACGCTCCCGACATCTGATACGATTTACGGAACCACTTTAGCTGCAAGCACTGCACAAAGTGTGACAGTTCCGCCTAATTGTGGAGTTGTCCTTTATTCATATTCCTCAGGTTCAAACGTATATGTAAATGCGTCAACCACAGCCGCTATTCCTGGAAGCTCATTCGCTAAATCAGAAAACGAGCTGAATCCTTTGATGCGTTTTGTAAAACCAGGTCAAACCATTTCATTTTTTAGTACGGCAGCTGCATATGTGAATTGCGCATTTTATGAATTGAATTACAGCACGGGACTAAGTTGATATGAGTTTTTGGGGAAAGCTAAACATCCTTTCGGATCTGCCGTTGGCAATTGACTTATTTAAGTCGGGTGGCGGCACTGGTGGAATTGTGCCACCGCCTCCTCCACCTCCGCCAACAATGTTCATTATTACGGAAACTGGATTACAGATTATTAGCGAAGATGGCAACAATCTTATTATTGAATAGATTAGGGGTACAAAATGTCAAACGAAAAGTTTAGTCAATTTACAGCACAAACGAGCATCATTGCTGGCGATCAAGTCGTTGGCTTAAGAAGTGGTGTAAATACCATTTTTACCGCTAATTCATTCGACTATGTATACGTCACTAATTTGGATGCAGTAGGGTCACAAATTAATTTGTTAACGACGTTGGACGGCGGAACAACGCAAGATATTAAAAATATAAATATATTTCAGGGTTATTCAGCAATTTTGGGTGACCCTACGAATGCTACGCAAACGTTGATGACATTCAATACAAATGCCGACGGTGGTCACAATCAATATGAGTTATTTTATAATTCAGTTGACGAAGGTTTATATACTCAAGAATTAAATGGCGCTACCTTTGCAAGATTTGGAATTGTGTCGCCGGGAACGCCAATACTTGAAAGCGTGGGATTTGGAGGCACGGCAGGGGGTGGATTACTTGAATTAGGATGGTCTCCTAATTTGGCTTCTATAAGAAGCTCGACAGCATCATTTATCATTCAAGAATATTATTACAATTCCACTCCGCAGTATTATCAAATGTTTTATCAGAACGGAGATTCGTCAGGAAATTATAATATTTTAAAATCAACGTTAAATAGTTCTGGTCAAACCGGCAATATGCAATTGGGCGGAACATCTATCGCGGGAACACTCACATATAACGCTAAAATTGTTAGTTCGAGTTCATTTGCAGATACTTTTCAAGGACTGATATCTGCTGATGCTAGCGGAAACTTTGTAAAAACTGATGTTGGTACTAACGGATATTATGTTGTAGTAAACACGTCTAATGCGGGTGGTATTGGATTTGTTGCTGGAGGGGGTGGATTCTTGCCTTCTCTTACGCAAGGACAATCAGTTATGGGTGTTGGCACAACGCCAACCGCCGTCACGGCATTTACTGATACTACTAATCATGCCTCAATTGATTGGCAAAACAGACTTTTAAAGAATGGTCTCGCTGCTACTGTGCTCAATTGGGAAACACAGGTTTTAATTGATTATTCTGGGTTTTCATCTGTTGATTGGAGCAGTCGATGGGTATATGACTCAACTGGAACCCAAATTTCTTTAAATTGGGGCGCAAGAACATTAGATGATACGACATCAGCAACTTCGCTTAACTGGGCAAATAGAATTCTTATTGCTAATGATGGAACAACTACGAATTTAAGTTGGGCGATGCCAAACTTAATTACTTCTACCGCTGCAATTACAACCACAGGATTATTGACGTTAGGCACACCAAGCAATGGATCGCAAAACTTAATCTTATTCAATACGAATGCCGATAGTAGCCATAACGAATATAAATTGGTTTATAACTCTGTTGATCAAGGTTTATATATTCAGGAAATAAACGGCGCAACTTTCCCTAGGTTTGGAATTGCATCGACTGGAACACCATTACTTGAATCAATTGGCCTCGGTGGTACGGCGGGAGGTGGGTTTCTTTCTTTGGGCTGGTCGCCAAATCTAGCTTCTGTTAACACATCTTCTGCTTCTTACATAAATCATGAATATTCTTATAGCTCTTCTCCACAAACATATTCTATATTTTATCAAAACGGTGATGGATCAGGTAACTACAATGTATTTAACTCAAATTTAAACAGCTCTGGTCAAACAGGAAGTGTTCAAATAGGTGGGACAGCTATTACAGGCACCTTAACTTATAACAGTAAAATTGTTAGCTCAAGCACATTTGCAGACACATTTAAGGGCGTTATATCTGCTGACGCATCCGGTAATTTCGTAAAAACAGATGTTGGTGCCGACGGTTATTATGTAGTTGTTGATACTACTCAACCAGGAGGAATTAATTTCGTATCTCCTTATGCTGGAACTACTTGGATTAATGTAACTGCACCTACTTACCAATTAGTAAACAACAATTCTTATTTTGCTCAAACAAGTTATACCGCCTTTACGCTTCCGCTGACTGCCTCTGTTGGCGCAACAATTCAGGTAGCCTCTCCATATCCTGGTGGACCTTCTTCGGTCCCATTCACTATTGTAGGAAATGCGGGTCAGCAAATTATTGTGGGAGCTTCTGCTACAGGATCCGCCAGAACTCTTACAGCAAATGGGGCTGGATCTGCAATCACTCTTGTTTGTTCTACTCCAAATACCATTTGGATTGCTGTCTATTCAATCGGGAATTATGGACTTACTTAAATTTATATATCGAGGAGTAAATTATGTTACTTGCAAATTCTATCAATTCTCAGACAGCCGCACTGTCGGATTCGACATCTTTTTATGGATATTTGGCAGGTGGAATATCTACCGGAATTTACAACGCCGCTTTTGGCTATGAATCATTGGCAAATTGCACTGCGGGCTACGAAAATAGTGCGGGAGGCTACCAAGCTGGTTTTAATATTATTGGCGGTTATGAAAATACAGTGTGGGGATCATTATGCGGAGGAGCAATTGTTAGCGGTTATGGGAATTGTTACTTCGGAAATAATGCTGGATCGATCGGCGGTGATCGCATACGTTGCGTTGGTATTGGGCAAAACGCCAACCCTTCTCATGATTATGGTGTATGTATTAATTATACGGCAGCTACCACAAATGTGGGCGACGTATATATAAACGATACAATACCTACTGGCGACTTTATTGTTAACGGTCGAAATATTAATCTCGCATCTTTCGTCGATACGTTCAAAGGAATAATGTCTGCTGATGCTAACGGAAGCTTCGTTAAGACGGACATTGGAACCAATGGCGAAGTTGTTGTAATTAATACATCAGCGGCAGGTGGGTTAGGATTTTATTCGGCGACTGGTTTACTGCCTGCATTAACGCAAGGTCAGTCTGTAATGGGGGTGGGTTCTACGCCGACAGCAGTTACTAATTTTACTGATAGTTCTAACAGAGAATCAATTGATTGGCAGAATCGGTTTCTAAAAACAACTAACGGAGATGTTGTTGGTTCATGGTTATTATGTAGATTATTCGATTATGGTACGAACAACGCATTTTCAATCGATTGGAACGCACACGCTTTATATCGGAATGGCACCGCAGGTGTAGGTGATCTTACCGTTGATTACACGAATTGTTATCTCGTAAACCCTAGTACAGCCAGTAATACTTTGGAATGGGTTGCATTAACGATGATAGATAATTCAGCTAAGACATCAATAAATTGGGGTAATCGTTATTTATATTATTCAAGTGGAACTGTCGTCACCCTAAATTGGGAAATTTGCCTTCTAACGGACAATAATAATGTTAACTCTGTTACATGGCTGGACAGATATCTCTATAGTTCCAGCAATCAAATCCTAGTCGCATGGGATGACCAGTTACTTTTCGATGATTCCGGTTCTAATCTGTTATCCGCAAACTGGGGACTACGAATACTTTATGATACGGGTGCCCATAACTCATTGGATTGGACAAATCGTGAACTGATTGCAAGCGGTGGATCAACAGTTCAATTAAATTGGGCAACTGCTGGAACATTAACATCGTCTGCTGAATTAGCGTTAACCAAAACTACCAATCAAATTGTATTGGGAACAACGAATACAACAACATTAGATTTTATCGCTCCATCATCATCAATAACTTTTAAATGGCCAAATACTGTTGGCACTTCTGGTTATGTTCTTAGTACTGACGGTGCAAATCCCGCAACATTAAGCTGGATTGCTCCAGGTGGCGGCGGTGGCCCATCATTTGTAAATGTGACAACTACTACTCAAGCAATGGCGGTTAATACTAACTATCTAGCAAATAACGCTGCGTTAGTTACTTTGACATTGCCCACAACAGCGGCGCAAGGAACTCTAATGAGCGTTGCAGGATTTGGCGCTGGCGGTTGGTTAATTGCTCAAAATTCCGGTCAATCTATTCATCTGGGCTCCTCTCAAACTACGGTTGGTGCCGGTGGCAGTTTAGCATCTAGTAATCAATTTGATTCCATAACATTGCTCTGTGCCGTCGCCAACACAACATGGGTTGTGCAATGTGCGCCACAGGGGAATATCACCGTGGTTTAAGGAATATTTATGACGACCAACAATGCGTTAAATAGTGGTAACCCAAATGGGTCTATAGATTTTGTAAATCGTTTTTTATTTGCTGCGGATGGCACAACTATAGTTTACGAATGGGACGCAGGATTTATTTGTGACAATGTAGCTGGCGGAACTCCTTGTATTGGTACAAATGATAGAAATCTTTATTGGACGGATGGCGCTACTGTTGCCTTCGATTGGTCAGCAGGAATTCTTTATAACCCTACGCTTGGCAATGGTCACAATGTCATTAATTTATATAATAATCTGATTATTGATAATAATGAGTTGGACTCGATAGATTGGGTAAATAGAGTTTTATTCGCAAATGATGGCAGTACACATAATATTGATTATTCTAGTTCTACAAATGTTGCGCTAAAGACATTATCGGTTGGTGGTGGTACGGTAATTAAATCCATTTTAACTGCGACTGCGTCCATTACATTTTCTACATTACTCACATTACTTTCAAATGACCAAACAATCACTGTTACTGGTGCGGCTGTCAATGATTCCGTAATTCTCGGCGAACCTGCGGCACCCAGTGCAGGCCTTTGTTTTAACGCGTTTGTTTCTGCTGCAAATACCGTAACTATTCGAGCATTTAATGTAACAGCAGGAACCATTATTCCAGGCGCACAAACATTTCGAGTAACTGTTCTACATTATTGAGGATTATTTTATGACAGCGAACAATGCATTAAATACAGGTAATCCTGCTGGTTCAATTGATTGGACTAATCGTTATTTATATTTAAGTGATGGCGTCACTATTTCTGTAGATTGGGGCAGTAACGCACTAAATAATAGCTCAGGCGACGCTACTCTTCAGTGGGATGCTCAGTGGTTAGGGGGGGCTGCTGGGCCTACCCTTTACTGGGGTGCTTCCATATTACAGCAGTTTACATATGAGACTCCTGCACTCAACTGGCAACTTTGCCAAGCCTATGAATACGCTTCCTCGGCGGGTTTGTTAACATTAGACTGGAATGTTTGCCAATTACGCGACAATGTCACTAGCGTGATTAGTGCGGACTGGAATAATCGTTATTTATATGATAGTACTCCCAACTTAAGTGTCGACTGGAGTAATCGTCAATTATTTGACGCGACCGGAACTGCTGTGAGTGCGGACTGGAATGATCGTTATTTATACGATGCTGGTGGCGTAATCATCTCTGTTAATTATGCAGGATATACTCTAGGAGTTAACGGCTCAGGTGTGGGAGGTCAATTTACTACGGTTGATTGGAATAACTGTTATTTGGCAGACCCTGTATCGACAAATCTTACAGTCAATTGGCAAGATTGTTACTTAAACTATGGCGGTCTCACTACGCTATCTTGGGCTTCAATGGTTACACTAGATAGTAGTACCCAAGTTAGTGTCGATTGGGGTAATCGTCTTTTATTGGACGTCTTCGGCGCCGGTTATATCTCCATAGATTGGGGTAATCGCGCATTATACGACTATGCGGGTGGTTCAGTCGTCCTAGATTGGTTGAATTTATATCTTTACGATGACACACACAATCTCTCCGCTGACTGGGGTAATCGTTATTTATTTGATGTAACAGGCATAAATATCATTGTTGACTGGCAGCATCAAGACCTGAATGATGGAACCGGAACGCCTTCAGTCGATTGGTCGGGACGGATACTGTACGACTCTAGTGGGGCTCTTCAGAGCATCTACTGGGGTACTCGTCATTGTATTGATGGTGGCGGATACATTTCAGTCGATTACGGT